GGGTAGCGGGATCTTCGGGAGCATGGCTTTCCTCCTCGCCGAGGGTGATGGGGGCAGGCGGGCGAGCGCCCGCCCCCACCCGTGCTAGACGTGCCGGCTCGGCAGCGCGTTGACGAGCAGGTCGCTCTTGAAGGTGACGACGCCGCCGACCCCGGCAGTCTCGCCGTAACTCGTGACGATGACGCTGCTGAACGTCCAATCACCGGCGGCACCCGCGGCACCGCCCGGGTTGTACGCCGCCGTGACCGGCGCGGCCGCGAGCAGGAGGGCGGCCAGCTTCCAGGCCGGGCCCGTGGTCTGGGTCGGGTCGTAGTCGCCCGACAGGCTGAGCTTCCCGCCCGGCAGACCGGCGATCGCGCTCTTGAACGTCGCGCCGAACGTGGTCGTATCGGCCGTGTCGAGGTCGAGGTTGAAGTCGACCGATGTACAGAACGCTGTGAGCGCGACCGAGTCGATCGTCAAGGTCGTCGCCTTACCGTGCCTAAACGCCACCTTAGTACTCCTTTATGGTATAGTATTTGGCATGACTAAGTACAGTCTGCCGTGGTTGGACGAGTGGGTCCATTCGTCGGAGTCTCGCGAGAACATCCGCCAGCTGGGTCTCGCCAACCGAAAGCACGGTGCGTCGATACCCGGCGCGCCGCTCTTCAAGACCTACCGTTCGTGGCAGTCCATGAAGCGGCGATGTGACAATCCGAAGGACTCGTTCTATGCCTCCTATGGTGGTCGTGGCATTCGGTACGATCCACGATGGGCATCGTTCGAGACGTTCCTCGCTGACATGGGACCGCGTCCAGATAGCCGAACGCTCGACCGCATCGACAATGACGGGGCCTACGGCCCGACCAACTGTCGGTGGGCGACACGATCCGAGCAGGCTAAGAACCGGCACTGGGATCCGGGCCCGGCCCTCGCCGCCAAGCGTGCGAAGCGGGCAGCGCGCTAGAGGTTGCGGGCGACTACGACGCCGAACGTGATCCGGTCACCGACGACACCGCCGGTCCTGGTAGCGACGACCCGGACGTAGCGACGCAACGTGGCGCCGGCTGCCGAGACGAGCCGCTGCTGGGTCGCGACAGCGGTCGTCGTGAATGCGCCACCGGTCACATCGGCGACGGAGGCGAAGTTGCTGGCCGAGTCATCGACCAGCTTGACGACCCACGAGCCCGAGCCGCTGACGGCGGTGACGTGAAGGTGCGCCTGCCAGCCGGTCGTCGTCTGCGCCAGACCGTCGAGCCCTGCCCCCGTCGCCGGACTGGCGCCGAGGTCGCTGATGGGGTTGGCGACATAGCCGAACCCGACCGACGTGTCGGCGATGACGTCCCACTTGATGGCGACGACCCCGCCGACCGGCGAACTCTCGGACCATGACGTGCTGGCGACCTCGATGAGCCGGGCGGGTGCGCTCATCGCCAGTCCGCCCGGGCCGTAGGTGATGAGCGAGCCTGCCGTCGACAGCATCGCCGGGCTGAACTTCTGGACGTTGGCCGGGTCGTAGTAGCCCTGCGCCCCGAACTTGGCGCCGATCGTGCCGACCAGCGCGGTCTTCCAGTTCGCCCCGAACGTGGTGCTATCGGCGGTGTCGACATCGGCCGAGAACTCGGCCGCGGTGAGGTACGTGGTGAGGTCGATGGCGTCGAGCCAGACGGCCGCCTTGGAACCATGCACGAAAGGCATCAGGAATACACCTCAACCGTGAACTTGACACCGAGATAGGTGACGGCCGCGATGGTGATCTCGGTGACCTCGGCCTCGGTCACCCTGACGTCACCGAATGACTGCGCCCCGTCAAGCGCGCTCTTGACCGACGACGCATCGGCCAGGACGAGCGACAGCGTGTCGCGGGCGTCCTTGGTCCCGGTCACCCCGACGAGGATCCAGACCGGCAGGTCGGCCGAATCGCCGCCGCGGCCCATCGTCTCGTCGAAGCTGACTTTGGTCGGGTAGCCGACGACCGAGCACGGCACCGTGACCGACTCGACCGGGTAGGCATAGTTGTTGGGCACCAGCGCGGCACTGACGAGCAGCGTCGACAGGCCATCCATCGTCGCCGTCAGGTCGAAGGCGGCCACTACATCGAGCCCCAGTCCAGCTTGTAGGGGCGCAGCAGCATCACCACGTCCGGGTCCAATCGGGCCAGCAGGCGCATCTCGTTGCCGAGATCGGGACTCCCGGCCACACCGTAGGGCGAGTCGCGCCGCTTGAGGAAGCGCGCCGCCTGGACGAGGTTGGCGTTGACGACCCCCGGCGGTGTCGCAACCCAGCCCCACGCGGCCGTGACCTGGACGCCATCGGCGTTGAACGGCGGCAGGGTCCCGAGATCGAACAGCAGCGAGGTGTACGGCAACCCGGCGGCGAGTGCGTTGGCAGGCTGCGGCCGGAACGCCGTGACGGTCGTGTTGTACCCGCCGTTGCCGGTCGTGTCGAACTTGACCACGAGCCCGGTCACGGTGCTGAAGTCGTCGACGTCGACCGCATACTGGCGACCGTAGAACGGCCAGCCGACGGGCCCGGTGGACAGCCCGGCGGTGAATACCCGCGCGGTGGCCGTGGTCATGGCGTGGAACGTCCGGCCACACTCGCGGTCGATCGCCCGCGCCGCCGCCTCGAGCGCCAGCAGTTCGAGGTCACCGTCGGCCGTCCCCGAATCGCGGACGTAGGCGCGCAGCATGGCCAGCGAGGCGTAGGCCCCGACGTCGGGACCCGATACCCATTCGGCCGAGTAGGGGGTCGGCGCCGAGCCGTCGGACTTGGAATAGCGGACGCGGTAGAACGAGCCGACCGTACCCGACGGATCGTAGATCGTGTACAGCCGCGTGCCAGCGACCAGCGCGAAGGTGCCGATCTCGCTGAAGCCGGCCCCGCCGCCGGTCGCGCTCCGCTCCCAGCGCCCCAGCGCGCCAGCGCCGAGGAAGCCGGTATTGAGCAGCTCGTCGGGATTATCAACTGGCACCTGCAGAATGCTCACTCAGGCTCCCTTCGGTGGTTGTCCTGCGCCGGCGACCCCGGCCCCGGGAACTTCCTCGAGCGTGCGGCCGTCCCTTATGCCGCCGATCGTGATGCCGGGCACCGCGCCCAGGTAGCCGTAGCCCGGCAGCGGCCCGGTCGTGGTGTACCCGGCCAGTGGGATCCATTCGGTCCGCTGGCCGGTCGCGAACACGAACGGGACCGCGGCCATCAGCACCAGCGCCGCAGCTGTCGGTTGCGCGATCTTGACGTCGGACAGGACGACGTCCGGCGCGAACGCTGTCATCGCCAGGCTTGCCGCGGTCGGCAGGCTCAGCCGGTTCTGGGTCGCTGCGACGGTCGGTGTGGCAGCCGACAGGATGAGACTCGCGACCGTCGGCAGGCTGAGCCGCGGCGCCTGGACGATCGGAGTCCCGGTGCTGAGCGTGAGGCCCACGCTGGTCGGCAGTGCGACCCTGTTGTCGCTGAGCGCGACCGTCGGGGTGCTGGCACTGAGCGTCAGGCTGACCGCCGTCGGCTGCGAGGTGACCGATCCGCCAGCGACGACGGTCGGGGTGGCGGCGGTCAGGGTCAGTGCTGCCGCGGTCGGCTGTGCGACCACGTTGCCGCCCGCGGCCACCGTCGGGGTAGCGGTCGTCAGGGTCAGGCCGACCGCTGTCGGGAGACTCGTCTGGTTGGCGGTGGCCGCTACCGTCGGTGTCGCGGCCGACAATGTCAGGTTCGCCGCTGTCGGCTGGCTGAGCCGCGGCGACAGGACGGTCGGAGTGCCCGTCGACAGCGTGAGTGACGCACTGGTCGGCTGGCTCAGCGCGGGAGCCGTGACGACCGGTGTACCGGCCGTCAGGACCAGGCTGGCGGCTGTCGGTTGACTGACAGCCGCCCCGCCTGCGCTGACGGTCGGCGTCCCGGCGGTGAGGGTCAGGGATGCTGCCGTCGGAAGGCTGACCTGGTTCGCGGTCGTGGCGACCGTCGGTGTGGCTGCCGACAGGGTAAGGTTCGCGGCGGTCGGCAGGCTGAGCCGCGGCGACAGGACGGTCGGAGTGCCCGCGGTCAGGGTCAGCGCCGCCGCCGTCGGCTGGCTCAACCTCGGGGCCGCGACCGTCGGCGTCGCCCCGGTCAGCGTCAGGGCCGCCGCTGTGGGAAGCGAGATCTGGTTGGCGGTCGTCGCGACGGTCGGCGTGCCGGCGGTGAGCGTGAGCGATGCCGCGGTCGGGAGGCTGACCTTGTTCGCCGCGACCGAGACGGTGGGTGTCGCCGTCGAAAGCGTCAGGCTTGCCGCTGTCGGCTGCGCGAGCGCCGGGGACGTGATCGCCGGCGTGCCGGTGGTGAGGGTGAGGCTGGCGACCGTTGGCAGGCTCAGTCTCGGGGCCGCGACCGTCGGAGTGCCGGTCGTCAGGGTCAGGTTTGCCGCGGTCGGCAGGCTGAGCCTCGGTGCCGCGACCGTCGGAGTCGCCCCGGTCAGCGTCAACGCGGCGGCGGTCGGGAGGCTGAGCCGGTTCTGGGTGGCTGCGACGGTCGGCGTCGCGGCTGAGAGCGTGAGGCTCGCCGCTGTCGGGAGGCTGACCTTGTTGTTGGCGACAGCGACCGTCGGGGTCGCGGCCGACAGGGTTAGGCTGGCCGCGGTGGGCTGCGAGAGCGCCGGGGCCGTGACCGCCGGGGTGCCAGTCGAAAGGGTCAGTGACGCCGCTGTCGGCTCCGAGACCACGGCCCCCGCGGTGACCGTGGCCGTCGGGACGCCACCGGTCGCCGCGATGGTGACGTAGCCGACGGTGGCGTCGAAGTATTCCAGTACCCGGAAGTCGACGACATCATCGACCGCGACACCGGCCGAGGTCAGCTGGAAGCAATACTCGATCTCGGTGTGGTCGCTACCACTCGAAACGGTCGTATCCGAATAGCCGGCGTTCTCGTCGAACTGGCCGAAACGGAATGTTCCTGTGCCGGTCGTCAGTTGGTTTGTCGTATTGGCCGCATCCGCGAGATTGGGCGAGGCGCTGGGTGCGACCGCGTTCCCGGCAACCAGGTCGGTCCAGCTGCCGGCGTTGATCCTGTACTGTGCCTT